AGCGTTATCACAAACTGTTTCAAAACTGGGAAATATTGAAGCTAAAGTGCTACGCAATCTCTTCGCCCAAGGGTTGGTGAAGTCTAAAGATCTGTAAAAACTATTAATAGATAACAAAATTTGATCTATCGAAACATCACCAACCTTGAATGCTATCAAATTCTTGTAAAGAGTGTTAGCGGCGTTAAGAATGTCAGCAAGAATGGAACACCTATCGGCATACTCTGTAACCACACCAGAAGCATAATTCTTAATGCCGTTTTTCAAAAAATTCTTGGTAACATCCCAATTTGCAATCAAGGAAACCAAAGAAGCACCCCAGGTATCTTCTTCTCTGGCTGTTTCCAAAGATTCCATAAAAGTTCCATGTGGTATGAAACGCCCATTTTTCTTGCATGCATTACGATAAATCTTCAAATTGTCATCAAAGTGAGAAACAAAATGTTTAAGAAATTTCAACTTGCAATAATTATGGGTGGAACCTAAGGAACGATAATAACCCTGATAAATGTTGAGAATAATTCTGGCAGAAGTTCTCAAAACAGAAAGACAAGACGAACTTTTGTGATAACGGTCCAAACAATATTTTCTAATTGCAATCAAAAACAAATGACCGTCATGATAAGCTTTCGCTTGCCAAACATAAATTTCACCTCGATAATCAAATTTCGGGTAAATCTGATAATAAGGTTTATTGCCATCCTCATGAAGATAATTTTCCCATACTTGGAGGCGAACCTTAATGGGATCAACTTCACTGTCAGAATCCTTATAAACAAAACAATTCGAACGATATAGAGGGTCACATCGAAAAGTTTTGTCAGAACTAAGCAATTCTGCATTCATCTCCACATCAACAATGGAGCTCGTATCAAAAGCCTTGGCACACGTCAAGGATCCTGGCTTCATTCCCATGGCCGAATGAAGCGCACTAGAGCTATTCACTGAAAAATGTGGGGTAGCCGGACGAACCGGCAATTGGCACCCTTTAGGTACCTTAGGAAGAGAATCTTCCACAACTGGGGTAGCAAATCGTGTACACAAATGCGTGACCTTAACCGAAGGCATCGGACTGGTGAGACCAGCATACAACTTAACCATGGTAAAAAGAATTGACCCCAAATGGATCAATCCCAAAAATAACAAAGGTAAAAAGGGGACCCGTGTCCCGGGGCATGTTTCTTACAATCACATATTTCGGTCTAAAAATTCGAACCGTAAATCGCCGAAAAATAGAACCAAGGTAAAATGATTGCGTCCTCTATACAGCTTCGAGGCACAGTTTGACCTTTATTAATAAATATCTGGTGAGACCAGTGTACAATTTGCTGGTGAGACCAGCGTACGGTTGGTTCAGCTACAACCAGCTAAACCTAA